CTTCTTCACTGACAGTTTCTTCATTTGTTACATAATCTGCTGCAGTATCAATATAGTCTGCTGCTTTGGTAATCTTTGACTGAACCCATGCTTTGAGTTCACCCTCTCCTTTTTTACCCATCTTTTTATTAAGACGTTTTGCAGCATTCATAACTGTCTTCAATTGTGAACGTGCCATGGAGTATTCATGATCTTTTTTGGTTTCTTCGGACATTCCGTTTCCACCATTGCCACCATTTCCATTTCCGTTGCCGTTACCGTTTTTCTTGGTTTCGGTATCATCAGCAGAGTGACCATTTTCTTTACGGAGCATTCCAGCAGGTCCCACAACCTTAAATCCTTTAGGGATTGGTTTACACTTTTTATCAGTGTAACAGTAATATTGTCCTGCAGGGCAGCGTCCGTTCTTAGCCATCAAAAGAGTAATTACTCCTTATTATTTATCATCCATCAAGTGCTACAGTAAGACCAAGTGACATACCAGGTAGAGATTGCCAATTAGTTCCATCATAGAACTCAAGTTTTGATGATGTTGTATTGAAGATAATTGCACCCTGAGTGAAGGTTCCTGCATCTCTAGCAGCAGTAGTATAAAGTGGTGGATAAAATGCTGTAGATGCTTTTAAGGTAGCAGCAGTGATGATACCAGTAGTATTAATTGAGACTGTCGTACCAATTCCAACTGAGGCTTGTTTGCCTTCTCTGTCTTGGAATGTAACCTCACCCGCACTATCTTGTTTAATAGTAACAGTTGTAGCTGTACCAATAATAATTTCATCAATACCTTCGATTTTTCTGGCATTTGGGTCTAAAGTAATCGATCCTTGACCAATAGTAAGAATACCAGTGACTCTTGCATCACCCTCAACTAAGAGTGCGGTTGATCCAACACCAACATGAATCGTACCGACACCAGTGCTAATCGTAGAAACACCAACTACATTAATACCACCTGCTAAAACATCAACACCAGTTCTTGCAGTTACGATACCAAGAGAGTCTACATTCTTGACATCTTCATATGTAATTGTTCCACCAACAGTGATGTTTCCATCAACGTACTGATTTCCCCCAACATAGAGTGCAAAGTCAGTCCTTGCAGTGGTAGCAATACCAACATTCTTGGTTGTATGAATACCAGCAGATGTTGTTGCCCATGTTCCACCTGCACCTGCACTGCCACCTGGAGCAAATTTAAATAACTTGTGTTTGTCTGCCCCAGTTTGATTTAAATCAATCTTGAGCACCATTCCATCATAGGCACTGATATTTGTGGCAATGCCTGCAATATCATCAAGATATTGAAGTCTTGTTTCTCCACCACCACCAATGGATCCGAGTTGATACTGTACTCTCTCTACAAATCTTTTATAGTGCTGTTGCAACTGATCAAGAGTTACAAAGTTCTGATTAATTGGAGTGAGAGGATCTGGATTATCAGTATCTGGTGAATCCGCACCAAGAGGAACATTAGTTTCTGCTAATAATTGCTGTTCTTCTTGTAGTTTTTTCTGAGAATTTTTAATATCTTCTACAATTTTGTAAAGTCCCTTGATGTCAGACTTTACATAGTCAATATCTTTATCATAATACTTAACTTCTGGAAGTCCTGAGATCTCTTCTCTTAACTCAGTAAAATACTTTAGAAGTAACTCATCAGTCTTGGTGCTGGTATAGTTAATCTCCTTAAGTTCTTTATTGATATTTTGCTTAAGAGTATTATATTCACCAAGAATCTGTTTCTTCAGTTTGCGATCATCATCTTTAAACTCTTTATGATACTCCCACATCTTGAGAGATGATGATCTGAGTTCTTTCCAGATCTTGTCTTTTTCTTCATCAATACGAGTATCTACTTTTTCACTAAGATTAGAGATATCATTCTCAATTTTAATCGTACTGTTGAAATGCTTTGTTTCAACATCTTCAGAGAGTTGTTCAAGATCAAACTGAACCTTTCCTCTCAGTCCTTCAATAGTATCATTGACCTTTACAAAATCATCATCAATAACACTAAATGTTTTGCCAATCCAAGAAAAATCTGGAACTTCATTTACTTCATTGACCCACTTAGGGAACTTAGGAATCGATGCTTTTACTTGATCAATTGCCTCACAAATTGCTGCAATCTCAGAATCATAATACTTGACTTCTGGAAGATTTGTTACTTCAGTCTGAAGACTGTCGATTCTATCTTCGATAGCATCAACTTGCTCATCATAGTATTTGACCTCTGGGAGATCTTTGACTTGTTCTCTAACGAGATCAATCTGCTCACATATTGCCTCTACTTCTCTGTCATAATATCTAACTTCAGGAAGATTACTAATTTGTTCTGCAAGTTCCTCAAGTTCCTTATCATAATATTTAATTTCTGGAATGTCAGGAATATCTGCCCTGACATCATTAACCATTTTGACCAACTCTGGCCAAGGTGGAATTATATCTTTTACTTCAGCAAAACTATTACCATCTAAATCTTCTATAGTTTGTGTTGCTTCAGTTAATATCTCTTCTTCTTTTTCAATAAAGTCTTCTACAGAAGGGAGATCCTCTGCGTTCTCTTCTGTTATAAAATCTTCAACTGATGGTAAGTCATTATTGACCAAATCATCAATAGAAGGCAACTCTTCCTTGGACATTTTATTAGTAACCTTAGTACTTCGGGATTTCTCTCCCTTTCAACTTATTTAGGTTCTTCCTTAAGTCCGTCCTTCAACATTTTTGCTAACTCTGCAGTTGATCCAACAAACAATGCATTGTTGACTGTTGATGGACCTTTTGCTTGCTTCTCTTCCTCTACTTCTTTTAATTTCTTTTGCAGATCTAATAATTTATCTGTTGCATCTGCAACATTTTTAATTAATTGACCTGCAACTTCATATGCTCTTGGCATTTCACTTTCTTGAGCAAGTTCAAGAACACCATTCAATGCCTCTTGTCCTTTTTCAATGATAGAGTAAAGATTACCTCTAGTATATTCATAGTCTTTTTTAATATCGTCAACACCTTCTTTTACTTTTTCAATCTTCTTTTCTACTACTTCTGGTTGAATGACATCATCAGATGTATTGAAAGTGTTATTTAACTCATTAAATTTAGACATTAGAACGTACTACCATCAAATCCAAAGTCATCTCCACTCTGAATCAATGCATTATCAGCAGCAGTGATTCTACCAATAGCAGCACCTTTGAGATGAGTTGTTGTTGTTGTGTTGTCCTCACCACGTCTAACAGTAATCTTATTACCACTGATAGACTTGACAAACATCTCTTCATCATCAATTACGATGTAAGTAGATGCAGTCAAGGTGCTAGCATCATCAACTTCAAAGGTTTTTGCAGTTAATGTAATGTCATTAGTGAGTTGAGTTGCAACATCTCCATCGTAGTTCTTGATTGCTCTTGGAGTAGAAGAATAAGAAATCTCTCTTGTAGTATTTGAAGTATCGGTTCCAGTAAGATAACTGACAGTTGCCTTTTTGATAATATCCTTGGTTGCAGTAGAAGTAGGACCAAACAGATATGTTTTAGCAGTAAATCTTAGTGTATAAAGAAGAACTCTTCTCTGAGAAAAGTCTCCTTCATAATCATCCTGCATCGTGATATTTTCAAGTACGACAGGGATATCTCTTTTTTCTTTAATCGTTTCAACTAATTCTACAGTAAGATTATATGCAGGTTGAAAATATGGTAAAATTTGTTCTACAATTTGAAGTGCATCATCATTCAACTTTGACATGATGGACAATTCAAATTGCATGTTATATGGGACAGGCATATAAGACTTTTTAGTCTCTGTGCCATCATTAGGATCCTTAACTTTAAATTGTTGAGTTGTAGTTACTTTCCTAGAAGGATCGTATGTTAATCCAATAAACTCAAATGACATCCTTGGCAAAGTGATGGCAAATGGTTTGTTTAGATCGGGAGATTGATTAATTCTGGCAAGAAATTTTTGTGTAGGTCCATATGCCAAAGGAACTTTTACCACACTGACAACATCATCAGAAGAGTCTGTGTGTTTAATGGAGATATTATTAAAAAGAGTTCCAAAAGATATAATGGTTCTCCTCAAAATTTCGTTATAAAAATATTCAAACATTTTTAAACCTGCACTATCTTACCATAAGGTAATTCTATTTAGGGTGTACCAAATGGATTCTGTTCGGTAAAATCTAAGATGGCATTTGCTTCAGTTTGAATGTTAATGTTATCTGCAAATCCATCATCTGCTGGTTGAGAGTCTGCAGTTCTTAATGCATAAGAAGCTCCAGATGTAGACCCAACAATATTTTCACCAACAGTAAACTCACCATCAACACTTCCAACCTCAAGAACATTTGTCTCAGAGTTCCATACTCTAACTCTTGCCGTTGTTCCACTTTCAGATCCAGTTACGATTTCGTTAAACTGGAATGTTCCAGATCCAGAACTTTCTGAATTTCCAATAACAACTGTTGGTGCGACGGAATATCCAAGACCTGCATTGGTAATACGAATTGCAGAGATAGTTCCAGCAGCACTGACCACTGCAGTTGCAGCAGCAGATACAGTTGTTACACCAGTTTCAAATATTTCATTGGTAAATGTGATCGTTGGATTTTCAGTATATCCTCCTCCACCAGAGGTAACCGTAATGAGTCCAACAACACCATCACCAATAGTTGTTGTTGATGCTGCACCAGATCCTCCTCCACCACCACTAATTCTCACTGTTGGTGCAACAGTATATCCTGCACCAGAATTTACAACGTCAATTCTTTGAACGGATTGTAATTTTGGATTAACATTAAGATTACAGACATTAATACCACCAATCATAGATGCGATTCCCACCGCAGTTGTTCCACCTGCTGGGGCAGAAGACACTCCGACTGTAGGAATGCTACTATATCCACCACCTCTATTAGTTATGGTGAAGAATCTTACACCACCATCAAATATAGCAGCAGTTGCAGTAGCAGTCGATCCTGAACCAACTAAAGTAAGTGTTTGTGTTGGTCCCTGAATAGTGTTTATACCATCATCAGTTTGTCCATCATAATCCTCACCTATGAGGTTATTATCAATGTCATCTATACCAGTTGCAATAACTTCATCTTCCAGACGGAAGAGTTCACAATACAACTCATAAACATAAAGATTTTGTAACTGATAATATGGTTTTGCATATTCAATATCTTTGATTTCATAAATTCTATCATCAAGAGGAAACCAAATAAGATCTCCACTTTTTGGTCTAGTTGATAACTTTATATTTGCCTGATCTTGAATTAAAGGAGTAATATAATTTTCAAATCTTTCTCTTGAAATAATAAGTCTTACTTCGTCTTTAGATTCTATACCAAATTTTGAAAGAATATTTCCTGCACCAGAATATTGATCATAATTATCCACATATGCTTCAAGGGGAAGTGCAAGATCAAATTTTGACTGTACGACTTCTCTCATGACAGTATTCTCTGTCAGATATTTTCTAGGTAAGTAAAAAATATCTACCCCATAAGTTCTGAGTTGCTCATTTATTAAATCCTGAACAAGATTTTGTTCGGAGGATGTGCCTTGTGTAAAGAAAGGATTTAATACCATGATATCAACCTATCATGTCCATTGGAGGAAGTTCATAAGTATTTGACATTTGCTCTCTAATTATTGCTAGTTCTTTTTCTGCATCGTCATAGATTTGACGACCATTCAATTCTATTCCACCAGGCAACTTGACTCCCTGGAATTTAATTAAGTTTTGACCCCACTGTCTTTTCATTAGAGCAGTCAAATATCGTTTTAAGAATGAATCATTCCAAACTCTAGGATGATCATTTGGGTCTAATAAACGATAACAATCAATAATAATATAGTCATCTTTTGACATGGATCCCCAGTCTATGTCAAGATATAATCTATCAGATCTTTGATTAAATCTAATCATTTTTTCAGTACTCAGAGCAAAATCAATATCTTCAAGATATCGTTTTGTCATCGCATAAGTTAAAATTTCAGTCGATCCCCAATAGTAGATATCATTGAGAAACAACTGATATTTTACACTGAACATGTTGTTTGTTACAGTGTTCGATCCATCAAATTTGAATATTTTAGTTACACCAAGAACTTCAGGAGGAACTTTTAAATAGTTACTATTTTCTTCAAAAGAAAAAGTAACTGTAGAACCATTAATTGTATCGGTATTAGTGGTAGTTGTTATTCCTGCAGAATTATCAGTTCCACCTCTTGCTCTGCCCCTATCTATATCTTCTTGAGTTATTTTATACTTTAAAAATGTCTGAGTCAGTCCATCATAATCTCTTTCATGAAATATTTGAAGAGCATCATCAACTAAATCATCTACTTGTTCATCAGCAATATTAATTTCCAGGACAGGTGCCCCTAATTGCCTTTTGCAATAATTTATAAGATCTGTCCTACTTGCTGGTTTTGCCATTTACTTCACAAGTTTCCTATGTGTATTTAGGGTGCTGAAGATACTGGATTGTACACATACGCATTTCCATTAACTAATGAATATGTTGTGCTACCTCCACCAACTTCTTCCTTAACTAATACGTCGTACATATATCTTCCTTCTGCCAAATTTCTTGTAGAAGTTGTACCAAGAGAAAGTTTCATTTGACCATCATATGCACTGGTGAAACCAACAGTGAATGAAGTTGTAATACCAAGTGTTGCTCCAACAGCAACACTTTTAGAAATTGCTGCAGAACCGCTATAGTTAGTCAAATCAAAGTTACCACTTGAAGTGGTCTTTACATTTAGATTTGCAGTAAAATCTGCTCCTCCATATATTGTCAGATTAAGACCATATGGTACACCAGAGTCTGGATCGAACGTTATGTTGTTAGTTGCCATCTGGGATACCTATTACTTGCATGGTTTCTTGCTGCTTATAATAAAGTTTACAAAAAGACTTTGCAATATTCTTTAAAATATCACGATCATCACAATTATCTATATCAGTTGCAATCTTTTGATATGCAAAACTTTTTGCTAAGTTTGTTAGTTCAATGCTATCGGGATCCATTTAGTAACTCCTTTAGTAACGATTTAATTTCATTGATGTCACTCTTTACATTAGCAAGTTCTTGCTCCATGTTCTGTACTGTTTGATTCTTTTTAGATTTCACTTTACGTGTCTCAAGATACTGCTGATAATCAAGTCCATTTACATTAAGTATTGCATTGGTTTCAGGATCTCTTGCGAGATCCTTATTACCTTTTAATTCATAGAAATCCATATCAAGCTAAAGCAATTACTCTTAGTTCTTTAATCTTAGGAACATAACACTGATTTTTAGATGCCAAATTAAGTTTAATTCTGTAGTTTCTAAAAGAGGGTAAGTCATTAACTGTAAATACATACTCTCTATAATCAGTTTGATATGGTTCAAAGGAGAAAGAACTTGATTTTACAACAAAACTGTCGGGCAATCCATTACTGTCTTCTGCACTGATAACCTCACCTCTTGTATTCAAGTTTGAATATCCAGGGAAAGGTGAGAATATAGGATCAGTTCCTTCTTCATTACTAACTGCATAGAATGCTCTCAGATCCGCATCTTCATTTAAATGTGCCGAAAGAATAATCTTGATGGAAGATGCGGAATTTTCCAATAGAATTTCCTTAGAAACATATTGACATGCTGTAGGATCTTCAAATGGTGAATCAACTCTAGGATCTGTCGCATAATTTGTAATTACATCATTCACTCTATTGCTAGTCAAAACAGCACTAACTCTTTGACCATCGATAACAGGACTGATTTTGGTATCAGTCGTGTTCAGGAAGAGTCTCATATTCAACGACTTAGATCCAGGAACAGTGGTCAATTGTGCATCTTCATTTACTTTAGATGCAATCATTCTTGGACTATCAAAATAATTCTTCTGATTGATAGTAATATCACTAAATCCAGAATCAATAAATGGAGTTTCATTCCCACTGAAACTTGTAGATGTTGTAGTTCTAAGTTCTCCAGTAATAACTGTTCCAGGAACTGTTAAATTTTCTACCTTTGGAGTAATCAATTCAAATGGTATATTTTGAGTTGCTCTGACATGATATCCACCAGAAGATTTAGTCTTTCCAATGTAAAGTTTTGGCCAACCAACATCAGTATTTCTAGCTGTTCCTGTTGCAGAACTCATATCAAGTTTAACTTTGTAAGAATCAAATGTGAAAGGATCTGATTCTGTTACATTTGCCAAGTCATGGGTTGTATTAATTCTGTTCAAATTAATATCGTTAAATTCATACTTATACACGGCAGTTCCACTTGGATATGTTTTTGGATTAGCTCCTCTGACAATATCTCCACCAATAGTGTTTCCATTAACAGTAGTGTATTCTATAATTTCATCACCAATCAAGAGATATCCAGTATTTGTTGTTCCCACTCCAACTTTTTCAAATGTTTCAAAGTTAGATGCAAGAGCAACAGTAATTGCATCAGTAGAATCTGATGGATATTCTGCAGTAAGTGTCGTTGGTTTTACATCAGGTGCCACTCCAGACAATATTACAGAGTTATCTGTAAAATACATACCATGATTCTTATGGTTGACATTAAGATGAAGTCCATCACTAACAATATTAATCGTTGATATCTGAACATCACCACCAGTTCCAAGTCCTGCAGCACCAGAAGAATTCAACTCAGTGCTGATTCCAGAACTGTTAAAGAAGAACATTGTATTTGCTGAACCAACAACAAATTCACCTTGAACATTATTAAGGACAAGTTCACTAGTTTGTCCGATACCTGGAATGGTCAATCTTGCATTTCTACCAAGACTTGCAACACCAATAGTAGTGATTCCAAGAACATCACCAACTTGATATCCAGAACCACCATTCATGATAGTAGCAACACCAATAACTCCACTATTGACTGTTACGTCAGCAGTAGCACCTCTACCATTTCCTGTAATAGTTACGAGATTCACTCCACTGAAAGCTTGATTGCCGTCGAGAGGAGTATATCCAATTCCAGCATTAGTGACTGTAAGAGTTCCAGTAGCAGTTCCTGCAGTACCTACAAGATCACCAGTTGCATTTGTGCCTGACTGGAAGAAAGTATTACCAATTTCATAAACATCTGCAACAGTTGTTCCGAGACCAACTCTAATTTCTCTAGAGTTAGAGTTAATTGGGTTTGATTGCAGTTTTGGAATTTGCTTGTTTCCTTCAGTTAGTTCTGGACTGTAGAATTCAATGCTTCCATTTTCAATAAAGTCTGCTCTATAAAGAGTAAACTTAAGATCTTCCCACTGACTTGGTTCCCAAGTTGAAGCATTTTGAGATTTGAATAGAGATCCAATTTGTTGAATGTTTGGTTGGTTTGAGAGGAATGCGTCTGTTAGAATATCATTTTCACCAACTCTAGAAATATAAACACTGTACTTGGTTGAGTTGGATGCTAAACAAATTGCATATTCTTTACCACCTTCAAGATAAACTGGTGCTTTAAATTTAATATTTGTAGCAACAGATCCATCAGAAGAAGTTTCGATATCCTCTGGATCTACATTGATTTCCGAGAATGGTAAGATTCTTCGTGAGGGGAAACCACCCTCCAAAGTTCTCAACTGGAAAGTCACTGGAATATCCATATCATCTTTAGATCTAAAGAAGATGTCGCAACTAGTCATAAAGACACCAGTTTCTTCCTTAACTAAGAAAGATTGTGCTAGAGGATCATACCAAGTAACAATTGTTTGAGTTCTTGGTTGACTACTAACCAGTCTAGTTCCAGTTACCTCAGTTCCAAGTTCTCTACTTACGTTTTCCTCCTCAAATTCTTTCTTCTGTTCAACTTTTGCATTTCTAACAGAGATTATATTCTCTTGGACTTTCTCTAAAGTTCCAGCAGAAGTAAATGCTTCTTCAGCAATGGTTGTTGCTAAATCCTGATTATTATCTTCATCATTAACCAAAGTAAACACTTTAGTTCCTGTTTCAAATTTAGGGAAATCTGTATTATTTGGATTTGGAATGTAAAAACTTCCTATCAAAGTTGCAGAAAGATCGGAAACAAGTCTAAGGTTGCTAATACTTGCTTCTGCTCCACTTGTTTTACCTTTAAGAACCATTCCAGTTCTAGCAAATCCATGGAAATCACCCCTAGCTTCCGTAGCAAGTGATGCCACATCAATATTCAAAATATCGGAAGTAGAAGAGTATGTTTGAGGTAAATCTCTAACAGTATATGGATTCTGAGAGAAAGTTTTTGTTGGTGAATTATATGGTCCTTCTTTATGATTTGATTGTGCAACCCTAAAAGTAATTTTAGGAGAAGAGTCTCCCAAATCTTCGGAAAGACCTGTTTTCTGCATGACACCTTCTACAGTTTCTCCAACTTGGAAAGTTCCAGAAGTCATTGTGATTTCCAAAAGTTTTGGAACACAGAATTTGGTAACGTCTTTACCATCAAAGAATCCATATAGTCTGGTGAGAGGTTTAACTCTTCTTGCATCAAATGTGACGTTCCTTGATCGCATGGTTGTGATCACTGAACTATCGACAACCTTGTCTCCGATAGATGTCTTTTCAAAGTCTTCAACTATGACTGTACGAGTTCCAGTCCTTTCTTTTACTCCACTTTGAGTTTTAGTTATGATAGTGTCTTCAAAAACTTTATCAGTTACTGTTCTAGTTTCTGTGCGACGAAGAGATCTACCACCAGGTCCTTGTCGATCGATTCTAGATGGTCCACCACGCTCTGTTCTTGTTCTAGTGTCTTCTACTTCATCAGTAGCTCCCCAAGTGGTTTCCCAAGAGTCCCAAAGGATTGAACCAAGCCCAGTTTGAGCATCAATATCACCAGCATCTACAAGTTGATTGAAAGTTTCTGCATAATCACCTTCAGTTTCAATAATTTTTGCCTCAAGTCTTTGTTGATCAACCCAGTTATCAGATGCTGGAGTTAATTCAATATTTCCATTCCAGAAACTAATCAAGAAAGGAGTTACACTTTCAGTTCTAGTTGCGAAAGTTTGAGATAGATATTCCTCTTCTGCATAATCTAAAACAATAATATCGTTTGATTCTCTTCTAATATTGGTTCCTTCAATAGTTCCAAAACTACTATCATCAGTAGAATCAGTATCAACAACTGGTCCGTAAATTAAATCAACTGAAGTTGTATAATGTTTTGGTCTTAGTTCACCATATTTTCTATCAATAGAGTTTTGAATACCAAAAGTTACATCTTGAGTTTTGAATCCAGAGAAATTGTCAACGAAGAATCCAGACTTAAATCTATTCAATCCATCATTATCAGGTAAGAAAAGATTCGCAGTTTCTTTTTCTAAAAGAGAAAGAGTTGTATAATACTCAAGATTTCTAATTCTATCCTCCAATTTTTTGATATCTTGCATTCGATATCTCTTATATTGACTGAAGGTAATTTTTGCATCTTCAACACTATACAAAAATGGAGGGAGATTTACGGTACAAATTTCGATTGCACCTTCAACTGGATTTGGTCTAACTGGATCATCTGAAGGAGCTCCATACACAATTTGGAATCTACCATCTTTTGAAAGGAATACCCTATCGATTCTTCCTTGATAATATGAAACATCTGCAATAATTGCTTCATCAGAAGCAAGAACATTTGACGCAGATTGTCCAGAGGAGTTGAACGTTCTCCCTAAAAATTCAAATGGAGATCTTACTCCAGTTGATACTGTATAATTAGAAACTCTTGGTCTAATATCAATAATATCAGAATTTCTAAAATTACCTATATCTTTAATTTCAGTAGCATAATCAAATTGATTATAAGAATTTACCGTTGTTACATCACCATCATCAGTAGATGCATAAGATGCACTAGAGAAATAAATTCTAAGTTGGTTTTCTGGTGCCGTTGCCTTATTTTTTCTTCTTATAGAACCATAGTTATAGAAAGTATTTCTTTGTCCAGTTTTAAATGTATAATTCGGTGAAATATTAAAACTTGGTGTGTTTAGTGTTGAAATTCTAGCATTAAGATTAGAATCTTGGAATGTTACAGTTTCGCCTTGAACAAATACTGCTTGATTCTTGTAAATGAATGAAATGTTTGAATCGTCAACTATTTCAACAAGAATTGCTACCGCACCACTATTTTGACCAATGATCCTCTCACCAATTAAAAACTCTGAAGTTGTTGTAGAAGTGCTATTAATATTCAGCAAAGAAGTTTTAGGTGCAGAAGCTGCACTAGTGTCTGCAGATTCATAAATTCCATGAACCTCTATAACATCTGGGAAATTCAGTGAAATAGTTTCATCTTCTACTCTGGTTCCAAAGGGATATGTACCATAAACAAGTCCGTTGTTAAGAGTGGTTGATCCGATTCCAGATCCCTCTAATTTAGATTTGTCTACAATAATACTATTAACTGGGGTTTTTATTTTTACTTTTGCTTTTGGATTAGTTTTTCTTAAAGTTGCTACCAACGTTGCATCAGTATTGTCTGATCCAAGACCTCTAATCTGCAGAGTTTTTCCATCAGCCCCAATTTCAAATTTGTCAGAACTTAATGTTTCTGTAGATCCGTCAGATCTAGTCAGAAGATATCTTTCATCATCAAAAGCTAAGAAAGTTTCGTTTGCTGCTGCTTGTACCTCAGAAGAAAGTTGATTTGATGCAATATTTACAGTAAAAGTTTTTCTAATTGTTAAAACAGATTCAGAAATATCTACATCAGAAACATTTGCTCTTGGTAATGGTGTGAATAAAGCACTATCTGACGAAGGTGCCAAATCACTTGTTACAATTCTAAAGTCCGATACCTCAATTTGAGATGCTGGCAAGAATCCACTGGCAATTCCAGAGACAGTGTTAACTCCTTCAATTGTAATGTGAGTCGCACCAACACTAACAACTCTAGCTGTAATTGGGTCTTCTGTTAATCCAGCAGAAGTAGTGTCTGTATATTGAATAATATCATTCTCTTTTACAATAGTTCCTGGGAATCTATCATTTGAAGAACTGCGTACTGTGCTAACTCCACCAGAAGTGGGGGTAATTGTAGCAACTCCGACACGAACCTTAGTTGATTGAATTACATTTGCACTAAAAGTATTAACACCAGTAATTCCATCATCAAGTTCAAGAGTATTAGAAGTTCCGTAAATAGACTTTACATCACTGATTGTATTTGCGGTAACAGCAATTGCAATTCTACCATTTTCTATTCCGTTAAAAGTAAGTCCTTCGTTTACAACGAAGTTACCAGTGGTATCATATACAGTTACTGCAGTTCCTGCATTTACATTATATCTTAAAAATCCTGTAGCACCACTTGATTCTCCTTTGACAAAAGTCGGCACATTTAAGGTGTGTGATTGATTAAGTGCAATTTCTGTGGTGGTTTGTACATCAAAAAGCGCTAAATCCCATTGATTTAGATTAGCATTGGTAGAATTGTAAGACCCAGACTCTAATCTGAAATCATAAACTCTAGCAAGACCAATTTCTTTTCCAGGAGCAGAATTTTGATCTGACCCAACTCTTTGATTTCGTAAACTTACAGCATAAGTATTGCCAATACCAATAGTCGGAGATCTAAAAACCGTATCAACTCTGAAAGTTGGTCCAGTATTGTAAATTACATTTTCATTTTCTAGAGTTCTTGTTGTTCTTGGTTTATCTACATCAAGATAAGTGACTCCAAGAGATTCGATTTCATATCCTTGAACATATGCTTTTCCTGGAGAGATTTTATATAATGCAAGATTAGCTCTTGCACTTTCTCCACCAGGAGTAAACTGACCTGCATTAAAAATACCTGCATTGCCAACATTGTCATTTAAAGAATTAACAACAGTCAGGTCGAAAGGTTTTACATAATAATGCCCAGATTCATCAAAAGTTCTTCTAGCAAGAATTTCTGTCCAATCTTTATATCCTGCACCACCACTAAGATTTCCTCTCTTTAAATTAGATGTTTGAAGAATTCCGTTGATTACTGTTGCAAGGAGAATAAAGTTATCATCATTAAAATCATCCAGTGGTTTTTTAAACAAACTGGTACTAATTCTAAGTCTATCTGCGCCAGGTGCAGCATAGTTATTGTAACCTTGAGAATTGTCGTTAAGAGTTTCGTCTAAATCAGAAGTTACAATTTCTTCATTTATAAACAATCCAATTCTATAACTAGGGGTATTAGTGTATTGATCAAGAATTAAATTTTCTCTGCTTACATTGACAAAATTTCCACGAATAAAATATATACCTTCTTCAATTTGGAATGATGATCCTGTAGCAGCTGCCGCAGTTTCAAAGGTATTTGCAAAAGGTGCTCCCGCAGTAATTGTTGTATTACCTAAAAGTCCAGAGCTAATAGTTTCATTGCAAGTTAATGCTTCTCCATCAAAAAATTGTTGAGTGGAATTATTTGCTGTACTAGAACCAAGATAGTTAATATAAAGTGTTAAGTTACCTCTTTCAGAATCCTCTGGCAAAAGAATACTATCGACAAAGGCAGTTACTCCTGATCTTTGTCCTGTAATTTTTGTTCCAACTAATTGATCTGCATATGCAGAAACTGGAACTCCTTGATAATTATTTTGAAGTTGAATTGCATAGTATAATTGATTATACCCAATATTACCTGGAATTACTTTTGCACCCTCTTTAAAGAAATGCTGACCAAATCTTTCAATCTGATTTTGCAGAATTGATTGAAGAGTAGTTAATTCTCTTGCCTGAACAGGATATCCAGGCTTGAACAATACTTTGTGATAATCGTTCGCTGGATCAAAGTCATCAAAATATGGCGATACGTTGAGGTTCGTTTGTTGAGGCATAATTCTTTAGAACTGCAAAATAACTTTTATGTCTTCCTTTTGGTTTGACGATCTGGTTATAGATGGTCTGTTATCAACGTAAATAATATTACCAGAGTGTTTTTTGACCTCGGGATTGGCAATACCACTCGTAAAGCTTTGACCAAGATAGTATGTACGATTATTTATTACAGTTGATACACCCGTAAAGTCTGTATCAATCGTCAAATCAGTTCCAGTAGATGGAACAATCGTCAAACTTCCACCAGTCCCTGGACTGGAAGTAAATTCTTTCAAATCAAATCCATATGTTGGATTAGTCTGTGCAGTTCCAACAGTATTGAAACCAGCAAGTGATCTGTCCTGCCAATATTTTAAAACACCTGTTGTTTGATCATAACTAACAACTCTTCCTACAGCAGTATTGCCAGTAGAAACTGTTTGGGTAAAATAAGAATCCGCAGTGAAGGTTGCGGTGCTATATCCAGTTCCGACTAGTCTCAAAGCATTTGTTGCTGCAGCTTTGTCTGCAGTTAGAAGAGTCGTTGATCCAAATTGTTCTGGATTTTCAACAAGACCAATTCTTGCTATTTGATTGCCCGTAATAAAATCTGGATTTTGATTATCATTTTCAATTCTAGAATATACTAGAACATTATATGCACCAAGTTCTCTATAAATGTCTGCACCATGACCACCTTGTGGTGGCACAATAACATCAAAAGTTGGTCTTGATGTTCCTGTTGGAACTCCTCCAGCAACTAAATCAACACTTCCGAAAGTGTATCCAGAACCTTGACTAGAAACTGTTACAGAACTTACCTGCTGATTTCCATCAATAACAATCGTACATTCTGCACCAGTTCCATCTCCTCTGATAGGGACTGAGGAATATACACTATTTGCCGTTCCTAGACCAACACCTTTATTTGTAACAGTTACGATTTTAATAGAACCATCTACAGCATTGTCTCTAACCGCAGAATTTACAGTTGATGTTTCCCAATCTGCGGGAACAGGCATGTATTGCGTGGATTCAAATTTTGCTACATCACTTGGAGAAATAGTATACAAATATTTCCAAATATATCCATCACCACTAGTCCCAGCTGCCCTTGGTTCTAGATCAGTAAATGTTGGTTCGTCAAGAGAAGGTTGTCCAGTTGGAGTGTCTGGTGTAGTTCCGTTCTGTAAGCAAATATAGACTCTAAAGTCACTATTCATTACAAAATAAGTTGACAAATAAAGAGAGGTTGATCCTGATACAGCAGCAGTGTTTGTTCTGCTATAATCATGTCGGTACATATCATAAGTTGTACCCGATGACCATGTTCTTTTGGGAACAACTTGTTTTATATCTGAAGATCCAATTTTCTTCAGAGCAACCATTGTATCCCAATAGTCATTTTCCTGATCAAAATTATCTTTAGGGGCAGGTGGACCCTGATCCCAGTCAGATTGATAATCTGCAGGATTAGTCAGACCAACAAAAGAATAATAAGAATTGCTGGAGTTTGTCACCCCAGCAACAAAATTTTTAGCATTTAATATCCTAATCTGATCAGTTATAATGGCAGCCATTTTGGACAGAGTTTTTCTTTATTTATTAACGAAAGTCTAGATATAATTTGAGGACTTCAGGAAATTAGATCTTACGATCATTGTTGATGTCGTAATACCAGATCCCTCTGTGAGACCCACTCCAGATTGTGTATATGCATTATATGTATTCGTGTTACCACGATCAACCACTTCAATCTTGCCCCAACTAAATTGTCCTAAACCATCTCCAGAAGTTGTTATTCCAGAGAAACCATTAGCAAATCCATCGACATTAACAAATAACCTCTTGACATTTGTTGTGATTCCAGAAACACTAGTTGTCAATCCTTCAATAGAGGCAACTTGATAGACATTATCCGCAAATGAAGTACCAACACCAACGATCGCTCCAGAGTCATCAAAAGATGTTACTGATGTTGATGCAAGACCAACATTAGATCTTCTAACAATAAAGTAATCATATTGTTGAATAGAAGTAATGGTGACCGCTGTCCCTGCAATGTTACTATTTCTAAGGAACGAATCATATGGAATATGAACATCAAAGATTAATTGAGTAGTTCCAATTCCAACTGATGTAGATCCAAATCCAACAATAATACCATTATCTCCATAGTAATTATTAACAGAGACTTCCTCTTCTGTATATGCAGGAGGTGAGAACAGAACAGTTGGTGGATTTGTATTTGTGTACCCTACTCCAGGATCTGTGATTGCAACACCTGTTACTGTTCCTCCTGCACTAATTGTAACTGAACCAAATGCTCTAGAAGAAGAGGTATATCCAAAACTTACTGTTGCAGTAGAGTATCCAATACCACCATCAGAAATAACAACCGAGGAAATAGTTCCAAGTCCAGATACTACCGCAGTTCCAGCAGCACCAGTCTTCTCTTCTTGAGTAATAAACTTGATCTTATTCTGGAAAGATCTAGCACTTGCTTCATTTGCACTATTAAATAGTGGTCTTAAAGTATCCACGTAAATTGCAGTTGACCCAACACCTACAGATTTGATAATGTAAGCACTTGGATTAATTACTGGTTCATAGAGTTCTCTATCCTTTCCAGTTGGAATTTGATTAATGATCTTGTCTTCAGTTTGCCTACACCATGTTACAGGTCTTGTTAAAGTAACATCTTCAGTTTTTCCTGGACCATGATATGCATTTGTTTCAACATTTCCAGTTGATTTGATAGATAAAACACTTCTTACATCTTCTTCCAAATAATCTGGTTGAGAGGAGAATGGTTTTAACTGTAAAGTATCTCCTTTTTTGACAGTCTCAATAACGTCTCTGAAGATGACATCACTATCACCATTTCCTTTATAGAAAATAATTTTTGCTTTATCCCCAACCTTAAGTGCTTCAGTAAACGTTATGGTGCTACCACCACTAAATTCATAACCAACACCAGGAACCTGAAGAACATCATTAACAAATACAATAAGAACATCTTGAACATCAATTTTTGATCCAGGTGAAGAAACAATAGAAACTGAAGATCCGTTTTGTTTTAATGGGAAATCTTTTGTTGTACCATCAATAAATTCATCAATATTGTCTAAAATTTGCAATGTTCCCAAAGACCACCCAGAGAACTTATCACTAATAACTTCATCAATAGTGAGTTGGAATTCATTGCCAGAATATGAAGTTGAGGTAGGAATTCCAGTTGTTCCACCAATCGCAACTGTCAGAATGTCTCCGTTACCATATCCATATCCAGTATTCTTTATTTCAAAGTCAATAACACTTGAACCTTGTCCAACAACAATGTCAACTGTAGCTTCAGTTCCAATTCCAAGATTTGAAGAAGAACTATAGTGAAGACTCATATTTGAATATGAGACTGGTGCATCAAATACAACAAACGGTTGATTTGTAGAGGTATACCCAGTTCCTGGATTTGTAATTGCAACACTTACAATATGACCACCACTAATTGCAGCAGTTCCAATGAACTCAATATTACCAGTTCCAGTGCTAGAAGTTCCCACACCAACGTTCACTGTTGTTTGAATTCCAGATCTATATCCAGATCCACTATTTCCAATGCTGATAGATTCAATGGTTCCAGCAGCAGAAACAACAGCAGTTCCTCCAGCAGAAATTAGTGGTTGATATCCAAATCCCTCTGTTGATCCAACAGAAACTATAATTCCACCCTTAGGGAAACTGGAGATTCCAACATCAGGTCCAAGAGGAGTTTGTGGAACAGTTCCATTGAAAACTGCTGATGTAATACCAGAATTCTCTTCTAAGATATAATCTTCTTGTGATCCAGGGACTTGGAAAATATCATTAATAAGAATGACTGCATTTTCGGCAGTAATTCCAGTTACATTAGATCCCTCTTGTTTCAGGGTAAAAGTATCTTCGGATCCAGTAAATTTATCAGACACATTGTCAAAAATATAATTCTTGGCATAAGAAGCATCTGATCCATTTTCTACACCAGATCTCATGAAAGATCTTCCTTGGAAACTTGAAGATGAAGTAATTCCTGACCAATCTCTTTCATCGGGTGGATTAGTAGCAGTTCCGATTGGAGTTTTTCCAAAGGGTGCTTCAGCAAAATTAAGATGATTATTAACAATATTATAGTTACCAGAAACTTTAGTAACTAAATCTCCAGTGTTTCCAACACCTGCAGGTGTCCCTAACCAAGATCTGCGAACTCTGATGGCATTTGTTTTACCTATACCAATACCTTCGATCTTCATAATTTCATTTCCAATTTTAATCAAGTCAGCACCAAAGAATGATGTTATTCCAATAAACTCAATAGTTTCGGTGAGTGCAGTAAAGTTTGTAGATAATCCTGTTGTTACTGCAGTGGCAACAATTGGAGATTGGATAAGATTATCAATAGCAACCATCACCTTAGCATTCTGATTTGTTGCTACAAATCTATGCGAAGTTCCAATACCAACACTCTCAAGATCTACGACAACTGGACTGGTCTTAAGTGCATTTTCTGCACTAGTTGCAATCTTAATAAGATTATCATCAACCTTTACAGCATATAGATTTTCATCAGGTAAGAATGTTGTATTTGATGCTCCAACAAAACTAGTTGTTGCAATTCCTATAGCAGAGCTAACGTCACCAACATGGTTGTAAGAAATCTTTTCACCTGAAACAAAGAAGTGATTTGGAATCTTAATAGTATTTGCATCAATATCAATAATATTAGAATCATTTGCTAAGAAATATCTTTCAAAAATTCCATCAGTTTTATGAGTCAATCCAAACTCTCTCTTGATATCAGATTCAGTTCCAGTATATTCTCCAGGTTGAGTAACAATAGTTCCATTTGTGAAATCAATTTCATTTGGATAACTGGAGTCTCCTGCATCAAGACGAATAGAATTTTTAAACACAGTAACTACTGTATCAATACTAGCAATTGGAGTGAATGTTAGAGAAGTTCTTCCATCAGAATCAATAATAGCACCCACTGTTCCAAGACCAGCAGAACTCTCCAAGTTTGCATATTCTGCAAAATAGACATCATATGGATTTGCTGTATCGACAAAATTGTCAACTGCAACAACTTCTGATAACTGGATTCTATTATTAGTAGTATCAGTTACTTGTACAATGAAGTATGCACCATCATCATCATTAGAATAATCTGAAATGGTCGTAAATCCAGGTGATCCAGAAGAAGAAATCGTTGTTGTTCTAGCATCAATAGTTGCTCTTGAAATATTAACTGTAGATATTCCAGTGGATGTGTGAGTCGCAAGACCAACATACATGGCATTAACAACTGCAGTTGTTGCAATACCAACACTTGGATGGAAATCAATATTCAAATGAGTTCCACTATCATAGGCAGAGTAAGTTCCAAATCCAGCAGAAGATGCGGCAGTAACACCCTCAGCAGTTAATCTACCAAACTCCAACAAGTCAACTGTTGTTCCATCGTTAATAACATTTAATTCAACCAACTCATATAGATTAGTTTTGTTAATATCAGGGGTGATATTGATTATGACTTTCGCAGATGTATATGTATTTGCAATAGAAACAATTGAAGTAGAAACTCCAGATGCAATTTCAGTACTCTTAGTTTCAATCTTTGCAACTCCTGCAAAAGATGTGGTTCCAATTCCAGTAGCAATGCCACTTAAATTATAAGAAACTGTTGCTAAATCATAATCATTGACGGTAAACTTAGTTGGATAGAATAAAAGTTGTCCATCAGATCCAGAAATATTAAAATCAAACGAACCCTGATCATAAGTGGATTCTACTCTGCCGTACTGATTTAAGAAACCAACTGATCCGTTGTGGACCAAATCAACGATCATTAGTTGTCTCTGACCAGTATATCTCTTATCTCTTATGTAAGTAATATATTTTTGAGCTTTTATATCTCCAAGATCAAAAGTATCTACAATACTGAAAGGAGTTGCTCTTGGTTCACTGTTAAATTGACCACTAATGTCATCAATAGAAAGAACTCTATTTCCAATAGATTCAAAATAATCAGTTAAAATTCTATTTTTAAATATTATTTCATCAGAGATGAATGGAGATCCTTTGCTGTTCTCCGTTGCCAAATCAAAATCATGAACACAATGAAGACTTCCAAATGAATCAACATTGTTAACAACAGTAAATCCATCAGATGAAATTCCAACATTCATTTGATTTGTGTTGGAAGATTCTAATTGGTAGTCCGCAAACTTTTTATATCCAAGAGTGTGGTTAAGAGATGAAACAGGGTCGTTCCAAGTATCATAGGGAATTTGCGATTTCAATGAATAAGAGAACTTCTGATAATAGAAATTATCTTGAATTCTTTGTAAATCAAAGTTTAAGAATCCAGAATTAGTCTGAGATCCTCTAACTACTTTAGATGAAGGTCCAAATTCAATGTAGGACTCAAATGCTTTAACTGAGGTTGCAATTCCAACAACAGCAGATGACTTACCAACAATAGATTCTCCAATAACAAAGTTTTCTGTTGAAGAAATTCTAAGAATTCCTAATCTAGGATTCCAATCTTCAAGTACACCTGTGGCAGAATTTGATTCTACTTCTTCACCGACAACAAAATTACTGCGTGTCAATAAAACATCAAATGATGGGAAATGTTTCTGTGCTGTTATTCTACCAGCAGAATTTACTGTGTCATACTTTCCAGGAGTTTCTCCAGTATTGATAAATCCATCCATACTGAAGGTAACAAATCCAATTCCACCAAGATTTTCTACAACACCAACAACATTAAATAATTTGTAGTTGTAATTTTTGGAATTAAATCCTTTTCCTGTAGAACCAACACCAACACTAACATTCTCTACAAGAATCTTGTCTCCAACAGAGAATGGGAAGATATTGACAGTGCTAAATCCAACAGATAATGTTGCAGTTGCTTCTTTACTAGCAGCATCATATGAAATAGTGCTAATTCCTACACCAGAATCTGTAACGGTTGGAATTATTGTTGGGGTAACATTTGAGAGTCTGTTTGTATTCTGAATAATTTCAACTGTTTCATTTCCAGGAGTCATTTTAAGAATCACATCATCAACAACTGTTTTTGTTGATCCGTCAATGACAACTAGTTGAGGAGGAATTGTAAATCCTCTACCAAACGAAGAAATTCCAATTTCTTCAAACGATGATAATGCATTGATTTTAACTGTTTGTGGGAAAAGAACTTTTGGTTTAAGAGTATTATCAGAAGGTAAGTTAAATCCAATGTTACTTAATCTTGAATTCTTTAATGCACCAATGGTAGAACTAGTTGCCTCAAATACTGCACCAGATCCAATTGTATCATTGACAGTTGTTATACCTGGGAGTGAATAATAATTTCTTCCTGGATTTATAACCTCTACTTTTGCTACAGGACCATCTGTATGGGTACAATCCGTTTCATAATTAATTTGAGATGAGGTAGACGATGCATAAGAAACTGACTCTGGAACTTTACTCAAAGTATAAGTGAATGTAGTGGTTGTTCCAACAATGATCTTATGACTTCCATTATATCCACTCACTTTCGTATTTAATTCATTTCCAGAAATAACATCCTCATCAACAACGACTTGAGATTTAACTTCTGGAAGATTATCATCATATACAAGATCAAATTTATAATATAAAACTTCTGGGATATTTGCGTTAACTTTTAGTGTAGATTTTCCTCCAGCAGAACCAACTTTTCCAGATCTTGTATATTCAAAATCTTTACTTGATTTTGTTTTATCCCATACTTGAGTAAAGTTTTTATCTGTATAAAGGTTCAAATCAAATGCTGGATAATTTGATCCAAATACAGTATATCCAAGAGATGAATCTGAAAGATCAAAAGTTACTGTAGAATTTTTATAAAAAGTTAGTGGGGGATTGATTGGACTAATAGTTCCACCACTTGTTCCAGTGCTGGCAATTCCAACCGTAATTGGATCTTCTAAAGTTGAGTTATAGTAAGTTGTTGATAATTTAACACGATTATTATCAACTCTAGAAATATAGTAAATATTCTCATCTACAAGACCCTCAGAAACGTCTGTAGCAGTGTAGATTACTTTTTCTCCACCTTTGAATCCATGATCAGATAAAGTTATAGTTCCTGTAGAAGTATCAACTCCAGTGTTTGTAAACTCTAGAGGATTGATGACAATTCTTCTATTGTAGTCATCATATTTTACAGTTACAGTTTTTGTGTTTGAAGGATTTACAAATATATCAACTTTATGATCTGGACTAATTCCATGTGGCGATGCCGCGGAAACAGTAACTGTATTCTTACTTAAAGTTCCTGTTATGACACCGTGGTTTGTTGTAAAACTATGTGTGTCACCAATTCCAACACCTTTTATAAAGAGGGTGGAAGAGCTTCTATGTGTAGATGCAATACCAACAAAAGTTCCAGTAGTTCCTAGTCCAACTCTTACTGTTGCAATTCCAATCAAGTCATCGTTTATCTTTGCAACGAACAATTGCTCTCCATCTGTCAACGTTGTTCCAATACCAACGTTACTTTCATCTTCAACATATAGTCCAGTTCCACCACTGCCAGGAGAATATGTTACTAAATCTCCTGTTCTGAAATTATGGTTTCTGAAGTAAAGTGATTTTGTTGGAATAAACTTTTGAGTTATTCCTGCACCTGGATTGGAGAATGAAATAGTAGTTCCAATACCAACTCCAGCAGTTGTTCCTAATCCAACGGTTTCTACTGGATTAAAATAAACTTGTTCATTAATTCTGTATTCATAGTCAGTTTTATATCCAACATTGAATGATAGTTTTCTAGGATCTTCGTATATGTACTTACCAATTGTATGAGACGTTGCAACTGTGTTATCTACTGCTCTAAGAACTCTTATTCTTGAAGAAAGTTCGTCAACATTCAGAACTTTTATTCTTTCAGTTCCTGCCTCAAGTATATCATTTTCTCTAATATTTTTGAACGATAGATCCCCAACCAAATTAAAGTAAGTTACTAATCCAGTTATTCCATCAGTTCCTATTGCAACTCCAGTTGTTCCAACTCCAGCAATAGCAAATTTACTAGAGGATATGCCTGCAGTGTATGATCCATCAATTCCAGTTCCCGTTGTAGAGATTCCCGAAATAGAAATGATATCAAGATTAGTAAATTGATGCGGATGGTCACTATAAATTTGATATCTACCTGGTTTATCTCCAGGATAAATTTCAACACTTTCTATTGTGCTGGTAGCAACACTAATACGTTCTACTGGTTTTCCTTTGATTCTTGTAATTTTAGCATATGCACTATCACCATCAGTACCTGTATTGTTAAATTCTAGAGTCTCACCTACTTTATAACCATCTCCTCCAGTTACAATACCAACACCATCAATAGTTCCTGGAGATGCTGTAGTAATATCTAAAGTTTGATTTAATTTATTTGGAATAAAAATATAAGGATATTCTGAATCTTCTTCTATGAGATTCAGTGGTTCTGTATTCTTACGAAGATCACTGGATTCAAAATCATATAAATCTTGACTAGAAGAATTTTGATAGTTAAATTCGTTTGGAATAGACTTATAATTATGTCCAATAATATACGGGAATACTGGTTTACTGTATTTTTCAAATACTCCAGATGATTCCGCAAATGAATCATTAATTGTCATGAAGTATGCATATGTTCCCTCCGGATAATCTGGAGTGACACAGAACCTTCCATTGTTTTCGTCAAGAACACTTTCATCAGAGACTTTTTTGTGAGTATAGTCTTCAATGAAAAATCCTTCAGGGAAAATAGAAGTTGATGGCCTATTGGGTTTTAAATCTAGGGAATAACCAGATTTCATTCTATCAACTACACCACCACTCTTTCCAGAGAATCCATATGGACCATAGATAGGATTTCCATCATATGCAAATCCTAAAATTGGTGAGTGTTTTGTTGATTTTACTTCTATGCTATTGACTCTACGAAGATCACTTTCACCGTATAAAGTATTTCCCTCTTGATCTATAGAGAAACAACTTTGTCTTAATACTCTAGGTGGATACAAGTGAGAGTATTGCAACTCATTATATCCTGATACAATAACACCATCATCTTTAGCATAGAATGGTAAATTCTTTTCAAATAAGTTAACTGTCCAAGTTTTTAATTTTGAGTTGAATACTGGTTCAAAATCACTCTCTGCTGGATCAAAAACGTCAATAGTAGTTGATTCTTCACTGTATCCACTTCCCGGTTCAATTACTCTAACTTCTGACAGAGACCCACCTTGCATAATGGGCACCAAAACAGCACCTATTCCTTCCCCATTGAGAATCAAATCTGGAGTTGAAGTATAGTTTGATCCAGAATTTAAAACAATAACTTGAGAGATTCTACCATTGGAGATTACTGGTTTTACTTGTGCATTTTTTCCTTGTTGTATTGTAATTTGAGGTGGACGTACAAAGTTTAAAATTTCTGACGATCCATATCCAACCCCACCGTTTTCAAGATGAACAGAAGTTACAGAACCTCTAAAAATTGGATCTATCTCTGCTTTAAAAGTTTCCAGTCCTATTGAAGATATTCCAACCTCACCTGCGAGGGTAACTGATATATCTGGGTAATTAAATACGTGAGTTCCAACCCCAACAGATTCAAGATTAACGTATTGTTTTGTTCTATAGTTATATTCTTTATCAGAAGATACTCCAACAGAAGAAAGTTTAAACGAGTCTTTGTCAACTACAGTAACATAATATTCAGTATTAATGGTTAAACCAGAGGATGGTGTTCCAACACAAGTATACTTAACTAATTCACCAGAATTGTAGTCGTGATTAGGTATAGAAATTATATTGAGTGCAGTATTAATTCCTGACAATGCAGGAGAGGTTCTCTTTTTATTTTCATAACCAACCCCACCATTGACAACGTTAATTGAACTAACTACTGATTTTTGTTTTACTGATTGAAGAGAGTGTTTTCCAATACCATAACTTGTCAAAAATACAGTATTCAGACCAGCGATTGCATCACCTTGAGTTTTATGCAATCTTACAGTTGTGTTATCAATTACAGAAACATAGTATGAAGCATTGGTTACTATGCCTGCAATAGCCTGTTGATCACTAGTTCTATAAATTACTTGCTCGGCATTTCTAAATTTGTGATAAGTAGAAAATCCGATTCTAGATTGGGTAGATGCAACTCCTACAACAACTCTATCGGATACTTGATCTGCAAAAAATTCTGGTGAGTGGTCAATAAATTTCATATTGACTTGGCACAGTGCTCCTCGACCATTTCCTCCAGAAATCGATACTCTTGGCACTGAAAGATAATCAAATCCAGAATCTTTTATTCTAATTTCTCTAAGAGATCCTGAGACTGAAATATATCCAGTAGCACCTGTTCCTACAGAATCAGTAATGAGAAGATTTGGTGGATTTATAATATCAACATTATTTCCTGGTGATAAGACATCAATATTTTCAATTTTACCATAAGAGATGGTGTCTTTTGCTTTGTAATTTAAAATTTCTACACCATTTACTAATACACCCGTGAATCCAGGTTTTGTTTCATTTACAGAACCATCAGATTCTGGCAAAGATATTTTTCTTAAGATTTTTTGAGGTTTTAATGTCTTACCGTAAAATTCAAACGGTTGAATAAGACTATCTGTTACAGTTGTTGCAGTATCTACTGAGACATATTTTGCTTCGTAGATATCATTTCTACTTTTAGCAAATTTTACAGTAGAACCACTAATTCTTTCAACAAAATATAAACCATCATCAAATAATCCAGTATCTCTTACAAATCTTGTTTTTACTCTTCCAGATGCATCAACATATTGTTCAGATATTGATCTAGCACTGTAATGAATAGCATCTCCAGTGTAAAATCCATGTTCAACTCCAGGTGAAATTTCAAATTCAGTACCAGAAAAAGTTCCAGAAAACTTGAATTGTCTTGGAGTTACTTCAATTGGTTGTGCATTATATTTTGGAAGTGACTGTGATGCAACGATGTATTCTTCACTATTATTTTTAAATAATGCATCAACATCTGTAGAGAATTGTTGAATTTTTGGAAAAGTGTTTGAAGATCCTTTTTGAATTCTTCTTCTAATCTTTAGAACCGTGTTTGGGTTTAAAGATCCTTGCCCACGAATATTAAATGATTTTTCACTAGTAATGCTAACAATGGTTGTTGACTTTTCAGTAGCATCATTGAGAATAATATCTGCAGAATTTCCTTGTCTAAAATAATGCTTTGTATTTAAAGTAATTTTATAAGTAAAGTCTGAAGAATCTATTAATTCTACTTTAGATACTTTATATGTCGGAGCTACATTGTAAAACCATTTGTTGGTTTTAAAATTATTTTCACTAACACCTAGTGTTGTTAATCTTGCAGTAGTGCCTCTCTTTAAACTATTTGCCCCTGTTGGGAGACTTACTTTATCAAGAACTGATGAAATTCTAACTCTTATGATTTCATCTTGATTTAATTTAGATCTTCCATATGCAAACGTGTTAATTCCAACAGTAGTTGCGTCTGATATGTCCGCAGTTAAATTAGTAACACCAAAGAACTGGGTTAAAGATTTTGAAGTATATGAAACAAAACCTGTCGTAGTGTCTGCATAAGTTACATATAACTCACCAGTACTTCCGAATCCTACTGTAGAATCAACATCAATGATTGTAGATCCAGAGGAAACATTTCCAATAATTTTAGTTGATGCTTCTACAGAAAATTGCCCATATGTTATACCACTAGTTCTAATATCTCTATCATATCCACCATCATAATTTAAACGATAAAATGACTTGCCATATCCAACTTCAATTTTTTCTACAGAGGATATTGGTGCATATGCTTTTTGTATATTAGAATCAAATTTATATGCATCCTGATATAAGGTAGCTGTATCTAAATTTTCTGGATCTCCAGAAACTGCTTCAACAACTAACTGATTTACAGTTTCATAATTTGAATTTGATGGAACAAAAAGATGTTCAGATGGTCTTATAACAGAAACGTCTTTATTGTATAAAGCTTTGAAAAGAATTTTGAATGACTCATCCGTTCCCTTACTGAGATAAAAATCTTTTGATTGTTTAATAAACAGATTTTGATTTAAATCTTCAGTTAAAGCTCTGTTTTCTAATCCTGGAAGAAGTTGATGCTTTGTTTTTAGTAAAAATTCTTTTAAAAATAAACAACTCAGATTTTCAATTGCTCTACCAGCTTCATGCTCTTCCGACTGATTTGCTTCAAACAGTACTTCTTCTTTATTGATATTATCCCTTAAAGAGGTTATTCCTACAAATCCTCTTTTACATCCTGTGAAGGAAAATTCAGTTTTACCAGTATATGTAATTACTTCGTTTTCAATTTTCAATAATCCATATGTATCTGGGAATCCCTTTGTCCCTGTTGGAGACTTTCCTGGATCAACAGTGATAGTTCTATCGTAAAAAGTAATATCCCCACCAAGAATAACACTTTCAGTTAAATTTGTAGTGTTGTCTAATTTTATGTACTTGTCAATATTTTGAATCAGATCAACTGGTCCACCTTGATACTCTTGTCCAAGATAGTATTGTTTTAAAAACTCAGATACTAAAGGAAAATCCTCCCTTACATATGCAGGAAGTTGACTTGAAACAATATCGTTTAACTGAACTCTGTTTTCTGACATTTTATGAATTTATCGTCTTTAGTATGAAGATGAACCGGAAGTAGATCCTGTAGTTGTAGTGGTTGTAGTGGTTGTAGTAGGTGTAGTAGCACCTGTAACACCAGCAGTAGATACAGTTGATCCACCATTAGGTGTTGTGCTTGTTGATGATGTAGTAGAGGGACCTCCAGAACGAACTAAGATCTCATTAGGATAACTAGAAGACACTACGTAGTTAGATGCTGATGGATCTAACCCAGATGCAATTTCATCAACAACTGTTTCAAAATTACTACTACTAATATCTAGTTGCAAATATAAGTCCTGTAATCCGATAACATCATTAGAATGTGGTGTTGCTTCAATTTCGATTATTTGAGTGCCGTCCTTTTCTTGTGCTGCCAGTATGTTTACTGGATTCAATGTAATAACACCCGTTGTATATGTAATAGTTCCAACATTTCTTCTTATAATAGTTGGAGATTGAGAACCAATAGAAGGTAAAGTGAATAAAAAGATTGATCCAGTTACTCTATTTGTATCTGGGATATCAGACATGTATACATTTTCAGTAATACCAGCAATTCTAAATGCACTTGATTTAATATTATATCCATCCATACTATTAATATGGAATTCATTACCAAAACCAATAGAGTACTCTGCAAATTGATTGAGAAGAACTCTCAAATCCCTTCTCATTCTAACTGTAGTAATATTAGATGTGACAGCCTCATGACTATCATCAATAATGTTTAAAAATTTACTATACTTAAATCTTGCACCATATCTATTCATATCAGAAGACTCTGCATACCTTAATGCATTATTCTGAACGATAGAGGAAACCGCAGTTGGTGAAGGAGCAAGATTAGAGTTATAATAAATTTTAGTATCAATTTCTAAGAACAAATATTTCAAATCAAGGATTTCTGGGACAATTCCAGCAACAGCATACTTTTTAAGTTTTAATTTAATATTCTCTTTGATTAAGTTTGGAAGAAAATCACCAAATCTTGGTTTTATGCTGATAAAAACCTTGCCATACTGTGGAGGAACTAACTCTTCACCACCGAAAACTGAAATAGACTCAGTTTCAGGATAGATTTTTGCTGGAATTAGTGTTTCATAGTCATTTGCAGTCAATGCGCGGTTTTGTGATGCATAAATTCTTGGTGCATATTTCTTAATTGACTCAACACCCTCAATAGATTCCCCACCAGATGCTGCAAGACCAGTCACAACACCAGAAATGCCAGAGGTTATTACATATTCCTGAGCATTGCGGTTGTAAATCATTTTGCCCGCATATCTAAATCTACCAACCCCATTTGCGGCATCACCACTAGATGTGATATAATCGACTGTAATAAAATTATTGTCTTCTAACTTATTTCCAAAAATTCCATCACCAAAAATCAATTCATATCTTTCATCGTCTGATTCTTGAAGATAGTAAACTTTTGAATCAGACTTTACATCAAATAAACTATCTTGAACCGAATATTTTACACTTCTAGAAGATTGTTCATTTGGTTTGACAGTTACCGTCATTAAATCGGTGTCAATGCCGACGTTATCTAAAAGAAACTTTTGATTTGGATTTCTTGAATCAACTGTAAAATTAGTAGTTAAGAGAGTTCCCTCATATACTGCTATATTATTGAAATTTGCTACGTTATTGAAAACTGGAACTGTAATATCTTCTAAAATTGAAAATACGTAAGATTGATTTCCAAATGATCCAGAGGATGTTGCGACAATTCCCTTTTTAAGAGTAACTGTGGATGGTGTAGGAGTTATATTTGTGGTACTGACGAAAAAACTTATTGTGCCTCTTGCAGCAGTTCTAGATCTTGGCAGATATCCAATATTTCTTGCGAGAGAAACGACATTTTCTCTTAATGTTGCACTATCAATGAAAACCTCATTTGCAACCATGTTTGCATTGTATGAGGTAATATAGGTATTGTATGCCAATACATTCAAAATTGCTGAAAGGTTAGACCCTTCAAAATCATAGTCAGTAAAATTAGAATTTTCCTTTAGATATTCTCTAAGGGTTGTTTTTACCTGTTCAAAATCCAGGTTTGTGAAATTAGATAATGGCATTTTTACCTAGTTGGTTGCAGCACGAATTGTAATTCTTGTGGGGGAATATTTGCACCAATAATTCGATATATGATTGTTGTGTTAAATTCATTATTATCGAAATCTGGAGAAACTCTAACATCAACCAATTCAACTCTTGGTTCATAGTTTAGAATCGATTGAGTTATTTCATCTCTAATATCAGATGCTGAAATAGCATCTACATTTTCAAATAAAACTCTAGAAACGTTAGATCCAAAATTATTATCAAAAAATCGTTCCCCTGGCACAGTAAACACAATGTTTCTAATAGAACGGGCAATTGCAGTTTCATTTTTTAGCGCAATCAAGTCATCATTCAAGGGATTTCTCTTGAATGTCATGCTGAGATCTTTAAATCCCTGACTAACCCGTTCTAAAGGCACACGAATACGGCGATTATACCTTATTTATTAAGGCAATTTGGAATTATCTACTCATAAAGAGGTTCTGGATTCGTTTCATTTTCAAAAAATTCACTTTCTTCAACCGAATCCCGTTTTTTGGGTGTCAAATCGTCATTTGCGATCTCACGAAGCATTTTTTGGTGCTGATGATTGCCCAAATTGTCTAAAAAATCGTGTTCAGTGCTCATTTTTCGTCCTCTTTAGGTAAATTTTCTCTTTCTTTAGCAGTTTTCCAGAAATATTCGTCCTCACGACCCATTCCAAGACGTTCAAAACCATTTTCAACCTGATAATATTGCGTTGAAACCTTAAAATCGGGCATTTTTGGTTCAACAGGAGTCAAACTATTGTCATAGATACGCATTCTATTATTAGGATACAGTGCATACTGCCCATTTTCAAGTTCAATTAGGTTATGTGACTTATGTTCAGCAGGATTTTCACTCGTAGCATAGTCAACCACCTCAGGATCCTGATGATAATTATCTATTGTGCAGATGTAGGTGCCTTTTTGAATACCAAAGTCCCTGGTATACAGTTCATAGTCCATACTACCAATAAATTGCTTGGTAACTGCTACAACACCATAATCCATGCAGTTCCAGAACTGTAGGTTAGGAAGGTCCATATCGGGTGTAGGTGCCTCCGGAGCAGACACAAACGCACTAATAGGTAGTTTATCATACATTGCCGCATATTCGGGCAAATACGTCTCAAAATAAAAAGTGCGCCCAGGTATCGATTTACACGATACCCAGACGCCTTTAACATATTCACCATGACCAGATTGATGGTCAGTGAGATATTCTTTTCTTACCCATACCTCTACCGAGGGAAGGTTGCAAATAAGAGCAGCCATTGTGTATTAATGTAACTGTCTTATTTACCCTGCCCACGATACTTTTTTTTTGCTCTGTTACGAGACGTTGCCGAGTAGAGGGTATTTTTTCCAGACCCTTGACGAGTTTTCTTCGGTTTACCGGGGATATAACTTCCCCCTTTCATCATTGCCATTGTAAATTATCTCCTGTATCAAATAACCCGAGTCTTTTCGTGACCAACACGAATCCGAGGATCGCACCAGATCTCAAAACCTTCTTCCTTAGCATCAAGACAGAATGAGACATCCTCACCACACATGTCCTGTACATTTCCACTCTCAAAGACTTGCATCTTAGGAGCAAACCAAGGATATTCCAGATTCTCAAAGACACCGTGCTTGATCAATACCCATCCAAAACCAGTGTAGTCAACAGTAAATGGTTTCTTACGTTTGGAAATGGATTCGACAGTTTCGTGATTCATCACTCCACCATTCTTACGGAAATCATCCTCTTCCAACCAGTGTGCGACAGAAGTTGTGTGTCCATCTTCAGTGGCATACCAACCAGCAGTGATTTCACGTTCTGTGCCATCTTCCGAAATCGCAAGGTCACACAGTTGCCAGAACTTATTGGTATCAAATACGATGTCTGAGTCAATCCACAGTTGATAGTCATACTTCAGTTTACCATCCCAAGGAATTTGGTTAGGTCCACGAAGTACATTTGCACCCAAACACTTACAACGTGCAAAGTTAACCATAGAAGAGTAATCTTGACTGATCTGAATACTCATTCCATTCTGTACCATATCAAAGCACAGTTGTACAAAGTTCTTCAAGAAGATAAAAGAACATCCACGACCAGGAAGACAAAATACAATTGTCTTACCTTTCATCCTTTCTTTAATTGCTGCAATGTTCCACTCTTCTTTCTTCTTCTTAGTGGGGGCATTTGCCTTAATAGTAAATCCTTTTGCCATTAGTTTGAAATCACTACAATGTCAGTTTAACAGTATATGTATGCTATGTCAATATGAATCTTCACCAATGGGTTCTGTCGTATTATCCGAACGTACTCCAAGGGTGCGATAACATTCCTCATATGATAAATCCTCAAGTTTATAATCAGTCTTCATTAGACCAACCATTCCCTTGAGGGTTTCCCATGTATTATTAAATTGTTCCTCAGATAAGTTGTTATATAAACACTCTTCTCTTGCATAAATGTGATAAACCTTTTCCATCGGTTTTTTACCTCCGGTAATTTTTTTTCTAAAATGAATTCGACTTTCGCATTATATATCGAGGTCGATCTGTCACCTCTGTAGGTTAGGGTAGTTAGGGTTTTTTATATACGGGGGGCATCGCGGCACCGCACGATATAACCCAACCGCATAAACACTGTCGAATTGCTGATACTCTCCCCCCTATTATAACACTGCTAAAACTGACTGTCAACCCCTCCTAATCACCAACGGACAGGTACACTCAGGTCTTCTACGTAGCTATCAATTACCCTCTCAGATCCTTCCAGTTCAAAGAGATCTTCCCAATGAATCTGATGCGGGTCGAAGTCTTCCAGAACCTCTAAATCCAGGGTGATTCTGTAACGTTGCTTCTGTGCCTGACTGATAGCGACTGACATGATTGACTCCGTTGGTGATACTTAAGTAGTATAGAATGTCTGAGAGATATTGTCAATCTTCCAATCAGTATTTATAAGAGAGACTGATAATTTTGCGTTGTCAATCCCTGGCAAAACTTATATCGGGGTGCTTGACATTTCTGCGAGGTGCTGTTAGACTGCTGCCCAAGATCACTACTCCTAGACACATTTAATTGAGAATAAAATGACCGATAAAGTAACTGCAAAGACACCCCAGATACACCCCTGAGTAACTATATCTCATCAATTCTCAACAACGATATAAACAACGCAAATACATTAAAAAAACCTTTTTTAATACAAAAAAAGCATAATCTTTATGTATATGACACAAAAAAGGGGGAAAATGTGTCCCCCCTTAGTGTCACTCTCAGGTCACAGATCAGGCACTAATTGATGCAAAATACTCTGCACAATCGTTGATATTTTCTTGCTCAATATCAGCAACGATAACATCGAGAATCTGAAGAATCTCATTGCCGTTGTTACCAACTTTGAGCATACCAAGTGCAGTTGAACGGGTCATGATTAGAAAAAGAAAGTGTTAGTTTGGTTGGTTCAATGCTGGGTCTTACGCTGTGAATCAGTCTCCCAATCCTGTGCAGCCCAGAGTGTTAATTAAGGGTGAGAATCACATCAGGCAAAGATGTAACCGTTGGAGAAAGTTTCGGTAACGAACTTAGATTGTCCGTTAATTGCACCTACAAACTTTCTCACATACCATGCAAAATCTTTCTGGAATACACCTTCACCAGCAATACAAAATTCCTGACA